TGCTTGGTGATATGAACGTTAATAATATCCTTGCCCAGATGCATCCTACTCAATCTACTGTGATGGACGGTATGACAGATGAGGAACGATTTAACTGTGTTGTATCCCGGCATTGTCAGACAATGTCTGAACGTCAAGCTGTATTACGGCAATTGGCTAATGAGAAATCCGATCTTACTGCATATGCTCAAGCTATGCTGGCAGAGGAACAGGCAGCGCCGTCTACGGATTCCGCCCCTGCCGCTAGTGCACAATGAGGTTTCTAGAAGTTGGAGAGAGCCTGCTCTCTCCTAGAAATGAACATCATTTCCTTGGTGCTGCTATTGGTGGTATCTTCGGTACATTGCAACAGTCTAGCGCTAATCGTGCTAATTATCGCAATACTCAGACTACTAATAAGTTTAATATGCTGGAAGCCCAGAAGCAGCGTGATTGGCAAGAAAAAATGGTTGATGAGTCGCGAGAATATAATTCTCCTGAAGCTATGATTGCTCGTGGTTTGAATCCTTTTATGTCTGGTTCTGCTGCTCAGACTGGTGCTGGTTCGGGTTCTTCACCTTCTGGTGCTCAAGCTTCTGCTGTCAGTCCTATTCCGTACCAGGCTTTTCATCCGGACCTTTCAACTGTGGATACTGCTTTGGCTTCGTTTGCTCAAGCCAAAAAGGCTCTTTCTGAATCTAAACAGATAGAGACTCTTACTCCTTATTTGGTAAATAGGATTTTAGGCGATACTAATTATAAGAATATTGGTGTTGGTCAATCTGGTTATTGGAATAAGGACACAGGTCGTATTTCTGCTGAATTAGACCAATCTATGGAGCGTCAACAATTAGAGAACGCTGTTACTGCTGGTAAGCTTTCTGCCGCTCAAACGACCCAGGTCTATTTACAGTCTGATGCTCAAGCTATTATGAATAAGTATATGGATGCCCAGCAGCAAGCAGATCTGTTTACAAAAGCCCAGTATCTTTATAACCTTGTACAACAAGGAGCTTTAACTGAGAAACAGATTCGAACTGAAATTCAACGTGCAATCCTGATAGCTGCTCAGGCGCAAGGACAGAAGATTACTAATAAGATAGCTGCTGGTACTGCTGATGCTCTTATAAGTGCTACTAATATGGCTTACTATACACAGTATTATGATTCTCTTTGGGATTATAAGAACGTCAATAATCGTAAGAATATGCAGTATTCTAAGGATAAGGCCTTGCGCGACTATTATAAGTGGTCTGCTGGAAATGCCAAGAAGGATTTTGAATCCTACGGCCTTCGTAATGCTATAGATTATACATCTCGTATTGCTTCTGGTGCTGGTAATGTTATCGGATCTATGCGCCCCGGTGCTCAGATTTTCCGTAATGATTACGGTCCTCGTAATACTACTATTTATAATAGTTCTAATGGTATTGGTTATTAGCTGTTAGTACATACTTCAGGACTAGAAGCCTATCGCGGCGTTTGAGCGATATACACCTGCCGCCCGCATAGGGCCTGGTCGAAAAATGGAGCGGAGCGACTTCCTTATAGGAGCGCCCCGCTCCGGTATTTTAGCACGTAGGTGCGCAAAGGCAAGACAGACTTGACTTGCCGTGCCTATACACCTATGTCATTCAAGCGGAGCCCCTAGTTGTGTCCGGAGGAAAATTGAGTTATCATCTCAATTTCGCCTTTTCTTGTCCATAAACGCACAACTCACACCCCAACTGTAGAATAAAAAAACTCCGAAATATTTTGTTTATTCAAAAATAATGTTTTCCTTTGCCCCTGTAGAAACCAACTCATTAAATTATTAACATTAAAAATTTTAAAATTATGCAAAAATTTATTATTTCCCTTAAAGAAAAACAAACTGGTCGTGATGTTATGCCGCCTTATATTGTCAATTCTTTGGATGGTCTTGGAAATTATTCTGAGCGAGTTTCTCCGTTGGGTCTTATTGTTATTGTGGATTCAATTAAAGAAGAAAATGATTTCGTTGAACTTAAATCTCAATCTGATGAAAAGTAATAATATTTGGAAAATCGTAATTGGTGCTATTTCTGCTGCTCTTGGTTACATTCTTAATGCTATTGGATTATGAATTTATTCCTTATGCGTTTTCTGGAGTATTTGTTGCTTTCTAATACTCATTTTACAGTAACTAGTGCACGTCGCACTCCCGAACAGAATAAGGCTTGTAATGGCGCTCCTAATTCTCAACATCTGATGGGTGAAGCTATTGATATCAAGCCTTATGGCTCTACTAGTTTTAGTAAGTTGCTTGAGATGATCTATGATTATTCTGATCGTTTTTCTCCTTTTGACCAACTTATTATTTATCCTAATTTTATTCATGTTTCATTTGGTTCACGTGATCGTCGCCAAGTGATTGATAAAAGATAATAATTATGAAATATACGCCGGAGTTACTTAAAGCTGCTGATCATTGTCAGCATCGCTCTTTCATTACCAACAGATATACAGGTAAGCGTATCGCTGTAGATTGCGGTCAATGTGACTATTGTATATACAAGCGAGCTCAAAAGGCGTCCATGCGTGTGAATACCGCTGGAAGTGCCTTTGAACATTGTTGGTTTGTTACGCTTACTTATGATAACGAGCACATTCCGTTGTTTAATTGTGAGGTGTATCATTCTGAATACGACGATGTTTTAAGTGATTCTGGCGTTGTTTATGGTTATGAAAAACATTCGTTTGTTCCGGTATCCGAATATTGTTGTACAGATCCACAACAATTGCGACATATATACTTTACACAAGTACAGGGTACAGTTCCGTATAACCGTGAATTAGGTCAATATGAATCGGTTAAAGATAATTGGTTTCTTTCTATGGATGCTATTCGCTCTTTTATCGCTAAGACGAAATCTGCTACACCTTACGGTAAAGAGGGAGAGCTTTCCGTTAGATACGGGGATAATCTTATTCCTTTTCTGAATTATGTCGATGTTCAGAACTATATTAAACGATTACGTAAACATTTAAAAACGGCTTTAGGTTCTTATGAAACGTTACATTTCTACGCTGTGGGTGAATACGGACCATTTCGTTTCCGCCCGCATTATCATATCTTATTATTCACGAACTCGAAAGAAGTCTCAAAGGTATTACGACAGTGTCATGATAAGAGTTGGAAGCTCGGTCGTTCAGATTTCCAGACTTCCCGCGGTGGAGCTGCATCGTACGTTGCGAGTTACGTTAACAGCCTTAGTTCTGCTCCCCTATTATATAGATCATGCCGCGCGTTTAGACCCTGCCAGAGAGCGTCTATTGGATTTTTTGAAAAAGGCGAGGTTTTTGAGGAAGGTGAAGACATCTATCACGCGATTGAACAAAAGATCGATTCTGTCGTTAATGGACGAATCTATAACTTCAACGGGATTAGTGTTAAATCAACTCCCCCCGTGTCGTATATCCGTACCTTACTCCCCCGATTCTCAAGTGCTCGCTATGATGATGCTGTTTCGATTGCTAGAATTATTCGAGCTGTTGCAAGCGCGCCAAAAAGAATGGCAAGGTTCGGTATTATAGATTATGATTCCGATTCTATCCTTTCTATTGTTCGCGCTTATTATCAGTATCTTACATTGAATCATCATCTAACCAATGAAGACGAAATTATATTACACAATGCTCGGTGCCTTACTAGGCTCTGTAACAGTTCTTCTGATGTCGATATTGAATCTTATATTAATAAATTATATCGGCTATTCCTTTATGTCAGTAAGTTTCTCAGAAATTGGCATTTGCCTCCCATCGGTGGCAATCTTGATTCTTATGCCAATCGTATTAATTTTATCATCAAAACCGGAATAGAATATGAAAAGAAAGCGGACTATGTACGAATGTGTGATTCGTTGCGAATACAACAGACTTTGCCAGCCCCTATGCTTCGGTATTTCTATGTACCAGCCGAGGGATGCGAAATGGCGTCCATTGGTATCGGAGAAGACGGAGAATATGCAGACGGATTTATTCGTCCCATTAAAAAACAGATATACGTTCCGTTTGATGATCCCAGAATCCCATCTCTCGCGGCTTGTAATTACATCAAATCCGCGAAACCCGATACAAGAAGTACCTATGATAGTGGGCAAAGTAGCGACTTACAACGGTGTCTTGATTTCCGTGCTGCTACCTTCTGCCGCGATATGATTAAGCATAAGAAATTGAATGATGCTAATGATATATTTAACCGTATGGTCTAATTTAAATTAATTAATTATGAGTGATTTTAATCCGCTAGACCGAGCGAAAGTTGCCGTTCATCGCTCTTCCTTTGACTTGTCTAGTAAAAAACTTTTTACGGCAAAAGTTGGAGAAATCCTTCCTTGTTATTGGCAGATTGCTATTCCTGGTAACAAGTATCGTATTTCTTCCGATTGGTTTACCCGTACTGTTCCCGTCAATACGGCTGCATATACCCGTATTAAAGAGTATTATGACTTTTACGCTGTGCCGTTACGCTTGATTTCTCGCGCGCTGCCGCAAGCGTTTACTCAGATGACGGATTATATGACAGCTGCTGCTAGTAACACTGCTAACGCCGAGATGTTGACTTCTGTCCCGAATACAACGTTGAACTTGTTGTCATTGAGTCTTCAGACGATTAATGGTAATGATGTTTTCGATGATGCTGGTCTTCCTTATGTCTATGGTGCTTCTAAGGTATTAGATATGCTTGGATATGGTTCTTTCCTTGCGTCTTCGAATACTGCTAAATATGCTATTACTAAGGCTTACTTAGGTTTAAGCGAAAATGAAATTCTTGATGTTGATAATCCTTTGGTTTATAGCGTTAGTCAGACTGTGAATCTTCTTCCGTTGTTGGCTTATCAGAAGATTTATTATGATTTCTTTTCTGAATCTCAATGGGAAAAACACTTGGCTTATTCTTACAATGTTGATTATTGGGACGGAAAGTCTCAATTGAATCTCGCTCCTGAGATGCTCCAGCTTCGTTATGCCAATTACCCGAAAGATTATTTTATGGGTATGCTTCCGAATAGCCAGTATGGTTCGGTTGCTGCTTTACCGGGTGTTTTTAATCCTCAAGGTTCCTCTAACTCTATTGTTGCTGTTGGTAATCCTAATGTGGACTATGTCGTTAATCCTAAAGAGTCTAATTCTGTTATCGCCTCTGGTACGTTCACCTCTCAACGTGCTGTTCAGCTTAATTCTGACCTTTCCGCCCTCTCAATTCGTGCAACGGAATACCTCCAGCGTTGGAAAGAAGTAGTTCAGTTCTCTAGTAAGGACTATTCAGACCAGATGGCTGCCCAATTTGGTATTAAAGCCCCTGAATACATGGGTAATCATTCTCATTATATTGGTGGTTGGTCTAATGTAATCAATATCAATGAAGTTGTGAATACCAACTTGGACACCAATGATTCTCAGGCTTCTATCGCTGGTAAAGGTGTTGGTTCTCAGTCTGGACATACATTAACTTATGATTGTGGCGCTGAGCATCAGGTGATTATGTGTGTTTATCATGCAGTTCCTATGGTTGATTGGAATCTGACTGGACAGAATCCTCAATTGACTGTTACGGCTATTACTGACTTCCCCCAACCTGCGTTCGACCAGTTAGGTATGCAGCCTGTCCCTGCTCTGAATCTTCATAACAACCCGTCTCGTTCTGTTTCTGGGTCTATCGGTTATAATCTCCGCTACTGGCAATGGAAGTCTAATATTGATACTGTTCATGCTGCGTTCCGTTCTGGTATGGCATATCAGTCTTGGTCTGCTCCTATTGATGGTTGGGATGTTCTTACTTCTTCTGGTGCTTGGTCTTATCAGTCAATGAAAATTCGTCCTCAACAATTGAACTCTATTTTTGAGCCTCAAGTTTCCGGTACTAATTGTTCCGTTGCTTATGACCAGTTATTATGTAATGTCAATTTCCAGGTTTATGCTGTTCAGAACTTGGATAGAAATGGTTTACCTTATTAATGTATTGATTATGAGAAGTTTTGCGTATAAAAATGAGAATTTTGAAAAGAATTCGTATGTTCCTGAGCTGAAGGAAGGCAATCCGTGTTATCAGGCTTCTGTTTATGATTCGGTTATGTATGATGAGACTCCTGACGGTGATTTGATTCAATGTGATATGACTCAGATTCTTCTGAATCAGGAAAAGTACCGTCGTTTGCTTGGTGATATGAACGTTAATAATATCCTTGCCCAGATGCATCCTACTCAATCTACTGTGATGGACGGTATGACAGATGAGGAACGATTTAACTGTGTTGTATCCCGGCATTGTCAGAC